GGGATTAACAGCAATTTACCTTCTTTTGTTATTTCAGCTTTCATTTTATACCCTTATTGTTGAAAAGAATGTCCCGGTGCGGCGCGACCTGCCGGCTCTGTTGGCGGTGCGATTGCTTGCATGTTTACTTGGTGCTCTTTGTCCTGTGATGATAGCTGTTTTTGCACTGATAGCTTATTAGTTGTCATGGCTAAGTCAGCTTTAATCTTCTGTATTGATATATTAGAAGATTCTGATAATCTCATAATCTCCACCTGAAAGCGCAAATTCTCTATCTGTAATTCATGCTGCCTATCAAGCTCTGCTTGTTGAGTTTTAAATGCAAACTCCTGTTCTGCAATCTTGGTGCGTGACTCAAGTTCTTTCGACGAACCATCCTGCCGTAACTGCTCATGCTTAATATCATAGTCGCCTTTCAGCTTAGCAATTGCCATAGCAGCATCTTGTGGCGGTTGCTGTTGGGCTGCTTCGGCTTGTTGCTTCAATTCTTCAGCGGTAAAGCTGATAGAGTCTTTATCAACTCTCGATGCCTTACATACCTCAGACAAGTAACGCCTAGGGTCAAGTCCAAATGCAGGGTTTCCTAGCATTGGCCCCATTTGTAATAGTGCTTGCCTTGCTGCATCACGCTCAAACAATACGGTTGAGCCACGCGAACTTATCTGGAAATCCCCCTTGGCATCATCATCATCGCCATGAATCATCATCCACTCATAATATCGAGTGATATGAGGCACAATCATTTTATCGTCAAACAGCTTAGCGATGTTGCGCCTGGTCGCAGAACTATTAGCCTCAAGCATTTGCATACCGCCAACGGTATCTGGTGCGCTACCTTGCTGTCCTTGCAGAAGCATTGGCATACCCGTTACATCCTCAGCCATCTTCTGAGCAAGCTGTAGGATTGCAATCAGCTCATTTGAGATAATCGGGATGACAATCGGCTGAACGGCTTGCCTTGCATCTTGAATCATTGCATCGGAGCTTATTCGCAATACTAGGCCGCGCTTAAACTCAATTGCCTCGCCGTCATCTGACTGTACGCCATCGGCAAGAACAAGTATGGGGCTACCACCTATTCCAGCATTGTCCAGTAAGTTCCGCACCGCAGCATTAATAATGCGCTGCGGTTCTCTGATTTGACGGCCTAATCCTTTGCCTGTCCATGTCTCAGACATTTGCTGATAAACCATTACATCGTATGGGAACTCGCCAGAATCAAGCGAATGCAATGAAGCCTTGATAACTCGATCATTAACCATGACCACAAAAACATCCAGCGCAATGCTGTCATCTTCGCAATCGCAATCAGCAGCGTCTAAATCTTCTTTGTTTGCCGTACCGTAGTAATACCAAATGTCGAATTTATCCGCCAGGCTTGGTCTTGAGTCTGTTAACTCATGTTTCTTTAGCGGGCCTTCTTTTATAACCCTGTCTATCTGGTCATCAATATAGTATGCGCTACCATCACTAGCCATCATCCCTTTCAATGCCAGCAATTGACGAGCTGTAATCTTGTCTTTTTCCCATGTGTATGCGCCATTATGAATATTATCACCACATGAAGGATCAGGATAAAAATTCCAGTAGCTTATGCGCTTTGATGCCGGCCTTATTTGGTTGACAATAACCATATTAGTGACATTGTTTTCATGCGTCACCTTGCGCGCTTTGCGTTTTATTGGGAACGGGCCTTTAATTATTCCTGTCCCAGCAGCAACAACGTCATCAATCACTTTGCGTACTTCGGCATTGAACTGACACTCTGTCAAATAATCTTCTATTTGTAACTGAGCTTTACCTGCCTTTTTCTTTGACTCGTCAAGTATTTGCTTTGCCATCTGAGCAAGGCTGTATTGCTTACCATCAGGGCCGGCAACATTTTTATTTGATTTTATGTCGTCTTCCAAAAATGGAATAGGCGTTGACTCAACCCTAAATGGTTGGTCATCAGTAGGCATGAGCATATCGCTTAATGACGCGACTGCATTTGAAATGTACTGGGCTGTGATGTTCAAAAATACTGTAGAGCCACGATGTTTTCCAGCGGTCATACCTAATCCATGACCATTGGCGTTTTCGTAGCGATTCTTCATTTGCGCGTTGTTAGACTTATCGCGATTGGCATCGTCAATGCCCTCGCGAAATTCTTCGTCCTCACGCCATATAACCTCAATACCAGAATTGCGCCTGGCATCTACTGCCAGCTTGCGCTTTTCTGATAGCTTTAAACCGAACGCATTTAATCGCTCAATTTTTTGTAGTTGCTCATCCGTGAGCGGAGTATTATCCATAATTCTTTAGTAACCTACGCCTGAGTCTAATTGGTGATAGCTGCGCGCAACTGGTTGATTTTTCTTTGCTGATATTGTAGCACGTCTTTTCATCATTATTGCATATCTTGTAGCCGACAATAAATCATCCATCTCTTTGACAACCCTGCCATCCTTCCTATGGTATAGCCTGAATTCTTCGAACCAATCAACCAGGGTATCGAATACTTTTAACCTGCCCGTCTGCATCCTATCAAGCATTTCCATCAATCCGGCTTCTACCCCGTTTGAGCCGTCCTCAAATGCAGCGTGCTCTTTTAGCATATTAAGACCAGCGGCCTTATATTGTGCGGCCAGCTGTTCACCACTGCCTTTATCGTGCTGTAATCCATCATGAGGCCACGCAACAGGTATCCAGTCACCCCATGCCTTTACGCTTGGTGCAAATAAGACTGGTGTTTGTGCTTTAGCTCTGTGCGTGTTAGTAATGTAGATACAATCTGAATCTCTATCCCATGCAATCCTGACTGCCGCAGATGGATGATCCCAGCCAAAATCTACGCCGACTATCTGCACCCAGTAATCAGGTATCTTGAATGGCCTGACTAAAATGCTATCTTCTTCAACTGGGAATATTCTTCCAGATCCAAGAGTTGGAATACCTTTTGCCCTGGCTTCTCTTTCATGCGCTGGGAATGATGCAATGATTTTTGCTCTTTCTGCTGCTGGAATATGCAGTGCGTCATCAATGGTCATATTAACTTCGGCGCGCTCATCAGTCCTATCTTTACCTAGAAACCTAAGTACCACACTAGACATACCTTGTAGCGGAGTAAATGACATTGCAGCCATCCCACCTGTCGCAATTGTCCTAGCCAAGCCTTCGTCATAAATGTCCTCTGGCGGTTCTTCGTCAAACCATACGAAATCAACAGGTGGCCCTTGCCATTTTCGCCGTCCTTGCGCGTAATACTTAAACCTTAGTAGCGACCATCCACCTGAGTTGTGCTTTATCTTCACATAGTCGTATAGATTAGCTACGCCCATTGCCATTCCACGGTCACCGATGCATCGTGCTGGGATAGCACCCGTACCTTCTTCTTTTGGATTGCCAAGGAGCACGCGCTGTGGATTGTCCCGTGTGGCCTCGCCAGTCTCGCCGGAAGCCCACACCACCGTTGGCCTATCCCATCGCCTGCCCGCCCACCAATCGGGATAGTTTCCTGTTAGATGATATGCAGCTTCTGCGCCAACACAGAAGCTCTTGCCATTTTGGTTGCCGGCTCGTAATAGCCGCTCTCTGTATGTTGCGCCAAATGAATGAAATAGCTCCTGTTTTTCGTAAGGGCTGTAATCAGCTATCTTTTCTAGCGACAAAAGACCAGTGACCTCAGACAATATAGCTTGCCGTTCTTTGTCGCTTAAATCATCAAGGAACGAAAGATTATTTAACACCATTGATAAGCTTATCTTTTATAGCTTGTAGTGTTTCGCGGGACAATTCTTGAAGCGGGGATTTTTGCTTGTTGTCTATCTCAAAAATGCCTAGATGCCTACCTAAATCGACAAGGGCTTTTTGTTTATCGTGCATCTTTATCTTAATTCCTGCTGTAGTTTGACTTATTTCGCTGATTGCCGCCGCAGTCCTGTCGTCAAGCTCGTTGCTATTAACCAGCAATACACCGTTTGTTTGCACTACATCATCACCGATTACTACCTCACCAAGTGCTGGCCCCCACTTTACAGCTTTACGAATGTCTGCAAATCCTATTTTAGCAAGCTCAGCAATCACCGACTCTTGCGTAACTTCAACGCGTGATCTCAACTTCGCTTGCTCTTGCTGTATCGCTAGCTGTACATCTGGTTTCGTCAACATCTCAGACGCTATCTTTGTTGCAGTTTTTTCTGAATATCCAGCTCTTATCGCAGCCTGAGTTGCATTAAAGTCAATTAGATATTCTTCAACAAACCGTTGTCGCCTAACAGAAAAAGCCATAATTACTTACCAGCCGCCATGTTCAAAATCTTTGGTGCGCAATACTTTCGATGCTTAACTTCGACGTACTGTCCGTCAACTGAGTCAATAGTTATGCTTGGGTCAAATATGCGCTTTTCCATTAACTATTCCTTAAAAAACGGACAGACATAATCACCTAATAACTAACGTAACTGTAACCCCTGATCCAGCGCTCAGCAGTGGCCGGATATATGGCGGGATTTCATTAAGCTTTTTGATGTTAGCGCCAAGGCTTGCTATTGCCGTACCTGTCGAGTCGTTTAGCGTGTTCCAGTTTACACCATCAAGACTGCCTTGAATGACAAGTGTTGTAACTGTACCTGACGCTTGTACAAGAGCAGTAATTGGAGTCAGCGACATCCTATCAGGTACTGCGATAGAAGCACCCACATCGCCAGCCGCAAGTAATACCCATGATGTAGTGATAGTAGCCATTAGTATTTACTACCATACTCGGACTGTTCCTGAGCTGAGCCCTTCGGAAACTGAGCATTAAAGATACCTTCCATATCTTCTTTTCCTTCGCCAGACAGTATCTGCTTTGCTTGTTGCAGTGCTTCGTCAATAGACTTAGTGGGTGGCTGCTGTTCGTTTGGCTCTTGCGCTTGTTCTGCTTGAGACTCACTAGCATCATCCGCAGACCGCACAATGTAAGTTCCATCGCCATTATCCGTAATGGTGACTGATTTTAATTGTTGGGGTTGAGCATCCATGCTCGGTGTAGCTCCTGGTAGTGCCGGGTCCATTTCCATGCTCGTATCATCCTGATGTTTTAGTTAGCAATTCTTATTATACCATTGTTTAATAAATAACAAATAAATTACGCTACTTGAAAATAATTCTTTACATTGCGCAAATATAGGTTATAATTTTTATCACGGTTTGGGATTGTCCTGGATCGAAACTTGGAGAATGACAATGAAACATCCTAATTTAATACAAGCTGAAATGGCTTATAAATCGGCTCTCAACAATCTTAAAAGAGCTGAATCAATAAGCGAAGATGCTTTTAATCAAGCGGATAAAGACTTGGATTTTGCTAGACAATACTTGGTAAAAATGGAAATTACACACCCAACAAAAAAACAAATTAGAAGTGAAAATAATTATCTTTACATGGCTAATCGTGGCTTATGTTAAACAACATCAACCCGCCAAGGACGGCGGCACTAACTCAACAGCTTGGAGAATGACAATGAAAGACATCAGCGTAAGTTACTACAAAGGTGGTAAAGAAATAATCGGTAAAACAAATGGCGTGACAGTTTTCGCTATTGTTGACGGCAAGAAAAAAGAAATACAACAAAACAACATGCATGTGAATTGGATTAGATGACTAACCCCGCCGCCGCGCTTGCGTTAATGCGCTATACCAAACAGACCTGCGTCCAATGTGGTGCAGTATTTAATGGATTGCCAACTAGCGAACGGTGCCGGGCGTGTGATGCTCGATACCGGGCTAAACTGGCTTATAAAAAGAGGGCTAAAAAATGAAGCTAGAAGCAACAACGGCAATCCTAATGCTAGTAGTCATTGCGCTGCTAGTTTTTGGCGAACACTACGCCAAGGCGCGCGGCTACACGCAAATTACAGACCGACACGATTACATGGTGTCAAACGATATGGCCCAGTACATGAGTAAACATGGGCATGGATTACAATTTAGAGAGGAGGACATCGAATGATGTTTGATGATTTTATGGACAATTTGTTTTGTCTCGTTTTTATCACTGCGGTAATTTGGGTGTTTTTTTTATGACATACCCACCACGGCATGGCCCCAAGTTCGTGACTGTACTCACTAGGGGCGACGAAACAACAACGGTCAGTTTAGACTTTGGCGACTTTGACGGTTGCCGGGTATTTGCACTATTAATGCGCCTTGGTTGGCGCTGGGATCCTAATCAATAAAATAATTCTTTACATACGGCTTAGATTTCCTAAGCCGCTTTACTTGGGGATTAAGACAATGAAAACTAAAACAGAAGCAGCACAAGTGGCAGCCATCATTAGAAAGCAACTAAAAGCTAGCGGAGTAATTGCTCGTGTCACTTCTAAAACTTATTCAATGGGCGACAGCGTTACTGTAGAACTGGTTAACGAGCTTCCTGCTACAGTGGCAAAGGTAAAAGCTTATGTTAATGAGTTTAAAGGTGGAAACTTCAACGGCATGGAAGATATTTACGAATATAAAAAAACTCAAGGCTTAAATGTGAAATACCTGTTTGTCAAATCCAACTACACTGACGATATGAGACAATCGGCATGGAGTTTTGCAAAAGCCAATTATTTTGGAACTGATGAATTGCATGAAAATTATGAAAAATCAGCTTGGGAAAGTTACAACGGTGATTATGTATCTACACTTGTGCATAGAATCCTAACAGGAAGCAGAAAATCAAGCTTTTGGACAAATTACAAACCAAGGATAACAGCATAATCAATAAACTAAAGGCCCGAAATGGGCCTTTTTTATTACTCTGGATATTTTCCCGTATTGCAGAAATACACAAGGCCATCAAGTCTTATTTCTTTAATAATATTAGCTCTGTCGATTAGTAAAGCATCCTGAAACATTTTTTTTGTTTCTAACAGTCCCATGCATCTATGAATTTCACCAGATATAAAATAAATGTCTGCATTTATTTCTTTAAGCCATTCTATTTTTTCATCGCGGGTCATCTTTTTTGCTCCAAGCTGTTTCCAATAAATCTAAAATCTCTTTGTCGTTATTTCCGCGCAAAATCATGTCATGTGCGTTTACGGCAATTTGCTTTAATCGAGTAACCTGGTTTTTTAGCGATTCATGGTCAAGAAGTAATTGCTTTAAGTTGCCTGAAAAATTCATTTTCTATCCTAGCATCCAATTAATTCAAGTTCTCGCTTGGCCGCGCTGATGATGTCTAACAAATCCTGCTCGTAAGATTTACCACCTGAGCCGCAACGTAAAACCTTTTTCAAAATAGTAAATCGCATCCCTGACATTCCAGGGTAAGCTTCGGCTATCTGAGCCGGGTC